ACGATCAGCTGATTGAACTGAAGAGTTGACAGCCTTCTTAATGTCACCAGCACCTGGTGCATCATGAGTTGCAACTTTCATTCGCATATGTTTGGAAGTACCCTTTGGACCTTTTACAGGTATCTTAAGGTTTTTGAGATCTTTGTCTTTCTGCATAGAAAGTTCAGAAAACGTTTTTAGTGGGGCCATTAGTTCCTCCCTGGTTTATCCCATCCCTTTATAATTTCTGGTGAAAAGTTTGCGTATGAGAATTCCATACGATCAACAATTTTCACTGCATCACCACCAAGCTTGTCAATAGCCACATACCCTTCTTGACCAGTTACCTTATACCCATCACGGGTCTTAAGAAAAGTTTGTGTGCTATTTAACCTATTAAGTATATTTATAATTTTTAATTTCGCTAGAATAATAGATTTTTGTAATTCAAACATCATTTGTAAACTAATTTTATTTTGTGGCGAAAAGAATTTTAAGAACTCATCAAGTTTTTGTTGCTGTCCGGCTTTACCTTTTTCTGTTTTTCTTTTATCTATCTCTTTTTGAAACTTTTGTTGAATGTATCGTATTAGCTTCTCAACGTGGGCTTTGGTGTTATTAACCACTTCACCTTTTCGTACATATGTATTATTAAACGTTTCAATAACCTCAGCAATTTTTCTGTTGTTTTCGAGTTGTCGAAGTGTGTTTCCAGATATCTTATTAAATATTCTACCACAATTACTGAGGTGCGCATTGACTTCCTCCGTATCTTTTTTTGTCATGGTAAACTGAGTCATATCTCTTAACATAGCATCTTGAGACCAAACGTCTCTTGATTTAAAATTTGATATGTCTACTCCATAAGATGCTTTCATACTTTCAAAATCTTTACCAGTATATGCAGTATGCCAGACTATTCCTATCTTTGCGCTCTTTGCTTTTTTAGCAGCATCTGTTCCTGACGGTATAGCATATACGATAGTATTAGGATGAAAGGTAAGATATGGTTTACCTTTAAGCTTTTTTGTTTTTAAATCACCGGGTCCAAACAAGAAGTCACCTTGTACTACACCTTTAATACCTATGCTAGGAAGATGCTTTAATGCGGCTTTAAGTTTGAGATTAAGGTCACCACTAGTATCGTCATCAATGTCAGAATCAGTTTTGTAAACCTTTGGAGATTTGTTGAAGATCCCTTTCTTAGCCACAAAAAATTTACCGTCACGAGGATCAGTACCAGCGAAAACAGCTGGTGCTCCGTCCCACTTAACACTAACGTTTCCATCTTTAACTCCTGCTACCATGTCTCTTAATGATCTTAAAGCAAGTATTGCTTCTCGTGTTCCATTGACGCCACCATAGAGAACTTTGTCCTCGATATGAGTCATATGAGTATTTTTTTGTTCTGATATAAATTCTATAAAGTTTATCATTATATTTTAACTCTTGGTTTTATTGTTCCTTGCGTTATTGTATGTATCTGAATATCGTTAAAACCAACTTTCTTTATAGTTACTATTTCTCCACCACCACTAGATGAAAGATTTCCATTTGTATTATTATTGTTTATGAATATAACCGGTGTATTACCAAAATATTTTTCTGCCACTCTTCCATATTGAACTTCTATTTTTTTCCAATCAGCCGGAAACTTTTTTCTTATTGCTTCTATTTGCGTGGTATTAACTTCGTTTTGGCCTTTACCTTTAGTAGTCAATCCTAGTTGGTTTTTCATATCGACTGCTTTTGTAACCATATCTCCTAGTGGAACTGTACCACCAAGTTTAAACCCTGTAAGTGTATTAGTATTTTTCGAGTAACTTGCTGCCTTAACTTCATATTTTTTACCAGATATAATAACATCAACACCAGCAGAACCACCACCACCTAGCATTGCTTGATCACATAAGAAATAAAGAGTTGCTTCACCAGGACCTACACCTTTTAAATTATAAAAATGTAACTTATTAAAATTATTTTTACTTTCGCTTTGCAATTGCTTAATTAGTTTATTAGCAACACTCATTTTAATGTCACCTTTTATTGTGTTATCTAGATTAAATTCTGGAAAAAAATGCATGCGAAATAAATGTTGTATTTCGGCTTTATACTTTAATGATTCGAAGTCTTTAGCTTGAAGATTAAATGAAGTAATTTTTTGAGCTCTTTTTAAAAACTCAGTATCTAGATCTGCTACATTCACGGCTGCCATCTCCTTTATAAAACTTCTAAACCTTTGCATAATAATCTCCTTTGATATTATTATACACTATTTATACAAGTTTGTACATTAAAAAAAGCGGCCGGAGCCGCATTAATTAAATAAAAGAGTTATTTAAAATTTACTTAAGAATCTTGCTATGTGATGTACCCATGGCAATAACATTATAGCCATAAAGAGATTAGCTCCGCTATGTGCTATCGCTATTCTTAAAGTATCACCTTTTGGCATACCATCTGATACTAATATTCCCGCTAGCCATATGGTGCCAGTAGTTCCTATGTTGGCGCCAAGAACTGCAGCTATCGCGGCAGGTAAAGGCAATGCTCCACTTGCGACTAAAGCTATAATTGCTGTAGTAGACAATGATGATGATTGCCAAAGCAGTGTCATTATAATACCACCTAGGAACATATAGATTGGATTGCCTAAAAAGAAGTTTAAATGTTCCAAGTTACCCATAGATTTCATTCCACCTGAGAACATTTTAAGACCTATATAAAAAACAACAAGTCCAACTAGAGCCGTCATTATGGGATTGCCTAAGTCCATCTTACACACCTTTTTAATTAATTCATTCATACTATTATGTATTATCGACCGCGTCTTTTGAATGTTACACTTTTGTTAAACTTTTTCTTTTGAGAAGATTTTTTTCTATCTTCATTACGATAGTTTGGATCGTATTGCTCGTATCCACGAATACCGTTTTCTTTGGCCCATGCGGCTATCATTTCTGGTTTATGTTTCATTTTTTAAAATTCACCGTGTATACCTTTCCTTCATATCTAAAAGTGATTGACGAATGAGAGTAGACTGTTCTAGACTCTTCCTTATAACGCGTTTGATTGCTGCAGTATGTCTTAACATTGCCACTAGCCCCACTATTTGAATGACCAAGCATGCCACCAATAATAGCTCCGATTGCACCACCATCTTTTTCTCCTTTGATGTTGTTACCTAATATTCCACCAATGATTGCACCTGCAAGCGCATCACCAGTCTTGTCACCTGAAACGACTCGATCTCTACATACTTCAACTGTATAAGGTTTTTGACTTATAATATCTTTGTAATGATCTTGAATTTCAGAAGCATCTACTTTATTTGAAATGATGAGAGCTGCAGCTAACGCTAGCCCTCCCCACCATATGAAATCTTTTGTTTTTCCAGTCATTACTTTAACTTCCATAAGATATATTCTTCACCGTTTGCTTTCATGGTGATTGCAGGATCGCCAGATGGTTTAGTCTTACCAACGTACTCCCACTTATATCCTTCTTTCATCTGCTGATTTGCAGTCTCTCTAAACTCTTGAGTGTCCATGCTGAACATTCCAAGTACTAACACTACGATACCCATTATAGTTCTCCTTCTACTTTACATATTGGGGTTGTTTCTACACCGTCGGTATAGTCACCGCTACTATATCTTCGAGTAACGCTTTCTTTTACCAACATTCCGTCTTTAATTCTTAAGGTTACAAGCTCTCTAGACAGGACACCGTCACTGTCTAGGAGATCAAAAGCTCTTTTTAAAGGACCATCAGTCATTACGCAAACCTCATTTCTTTTTTTGTATTGCTAGAAGGTGTTATAATAACTTTCAAGTCAGAAATTTTAGTTTTTATTTTATTATTTTTTAACTTGTATCGATATAAGTCTTCTCTCACCCATTCTGCAGTTTTGTTCCAGCGGGTTTGCATGTGACCGTCGCCTTTATATAACTTGTAATTAAATAAAGTCGAGTTAAGATCAACTTCAAGTTTTGTTACAAAAGCAAGCTGAGACATTCTGCCACGAGAATGCGACTTAGTGTGCATTTGATCTCTAGGTGTTTCTAGAAACTTTTCACTTCTTAATTGTTTTTGATGACTAAAAGAAACTCCCGAAGGAATCTCTTTTAATGTAAATTCTAAACCAGCTGGTTTTACTTTTATTACTATTTCTTCAGCAATTTTTTTCATTATACTTTCTCCGCGAATGCTAATGCAGTTTTAAGAGCGTCTCTCTTTCTGACTTGGTTACCACCAAACCATGAAGAGTACAACCTGTTATCGGCATTTCTACCTTGAAGGTGATCAGTAACATAAGTTACTGAATTAAATGCCTGCCACCAAGAACCTTCGGCATACTTTGCGCCGGGCTGTTGCTCGATTGCATCGTATGCAGCTCTTGCATTCTTAGATAAAGTTTCTAATGAAAGATCTTGATTTTGAACACGCTTATCAGCAGTTCTTGGAAATACTGTATTATAATATTCAACAAGAGCATCGATATTATATCTTTTTGAACCAAGAAATTGAGCCATATCTTTGTACTCATGAAGTTTTGCAGAAGCAATACCTAAAGCTTTTTTGACTTCGTTAGCATTGAACTCTGTTCTGTGACCAACTTTAACTGATCTATCAGTCTTACCTTCGAGAGATAATGAAAGAGTATTATTACATACGACTCTGATTGGTGTAAACCTTACATCGATTGAGAACCCGTACTTGTGAGGGTTAGAGAAAAGTAAGTAGGACTCGACAGTGTCACCACCGAAAAGATCGAATGACTCTTTGACTTTAGCCAATGCCCATACGAGCTGGCCGCCTTTAAGTGAACCTGCTGTATGCATTTCCATATCGCCTTTCATAACGTACTCGCTGAAGAAGTTAAATGCGTCTTCGTTTTGTACAGGATTCCACACCTGACCGATATTAGTAAGAACTTTGTTATCAGAACTTCTTACGAGAGCTTTCATACCTGTAGGAATTCTCTTATCGCCTACGTTAACGTATGAATCAATTTGCTCGACTGTCCAATCAAGACCAGCTTTTTGCATCATCTGCACTGGAGTAAGATCGTTTGATACAGGAACTCCGAGACCGTGCCACGGTACCTCGCCTGCGTATGCCATAGTTTCAACTTGATGTGCCATCATATTTCT